CGGATAAAATTTGAGAGGAATCACCAATGGCCGACATTTCGCGGGCCGAAGTCGCAACCCTGATCGAAGACGCATACTCACACGTCCTACTTGACGCCGCGGTATCGACGTCGGTTGTCCTGCAATCATTCCCGATCGTCAACATGGGAACGAAGATCACCCACCTACCCGTGCTGGCGACACTGCCCGCTGCTGGGTGGGTGACCGAGGTCATGGATACCACCGGCGTTAAACCGACCGCCGATGTCACCTGGGTCGATCGCACGCTGGTCGCCGAGGAAATCGCCGTCATCATCCCGGTACACGAGAACGTCCTCGAGGACGCCACCGTGGACATCCTCACCGAGATCACCACCCGCGGCGGGGAAGCCATCGGCGAAGTCCTCGACCTGGCCGTGCTGTTCGGGACGAATAAGCCCGCGTCGTGGGTGTCGGCGGATCTGCATTCGGCGGCGGTGTCGGCCAGTCAGACCACCCCGGCTAACACCCCGGCGATCGCGGCCAGCAGCAAAGACATCGTCGGCGCCGTGAACACCGCATCCCGGCAGTTGGCGTCGGCCGGGCTGGTGCCTGACACGCTGATCGCGCCGCTGACGTTCCGCTATGACGTGGAACAGATCCGCGACACGATGGGTCAGCCGATTTTCCGCAACGAACAATTCGCCGGCTACAACACGAATCTGGTGAAGAACGCGTCGTGGAACACCAACACCGTGCTGTTCGTCGCGGACAGCCGCCGGATCCGGATCGGTGTGCGCCAGGACATCCAAGTGAAAATCTTGGATCAGGCCACGCTCGGCACGGTGAACCTGGCCGAACGCGACATGGTGGCCGTGCGGATGAAGGCCCGCTACGCCTACGTGCTGGGGATTTCGGCGACCCGGCTGAACGCCACCGCCACCCCGGTTTCGGCTGTGGTGCCCTCAGGTAGCTGACCGTGGCGTTCGCCCGCGATGCAGATGTCGAAGCCGCCCTCGGGCGGCCCTTGGGCGGCCTCGACGTCTCATTCCTGCTGGAAACCGCGACGGATCTGATCCTCGGCTACCTCAACACCGACATATCTGGTGTGCCGGATCCGTTGCCGCCGCTGCTGACCCGAGTTTGTGCGGAGATGGTCGCCAACGTCATCAACCGGCCGCAGTCACCGCCGGATCCCACCGACGACGCCTACACCCTCGGGCCGTACGCCTACCATGTGGGACCGTCGTCGGTGGGTCCGTGGCTGAATTCGTCGCAGATGAACCGGCTGTCGATTTACCGCCAAATCGGTTGGGTGATCGAATGTGTGTCGGAAATCGTCGGCACCGATGTTGCACCGGACATTTCGGCGACGTTCGACCCCTACGCCGGCACCGATCTGCAATCCACCGGGAACGCGCAGGATGCCCCATGATTCTGCTGCGGATCGACGACGACGACGAACCGGCGATCTCGTTTGATGACGCCACCCGGCTATCCACCGACGAACACAACAACCTGGTGGTCTGGGGCGGCAGCGACGGCGAGGAGCTGCTCTACGTCTGCGCCGCCTCACGGTGGATCGACGCCACCGTCAGCACCGACACAGGAGGATAAACCGATGGCAGATAGCAGCGCGGTGCCCGGCAGCGTGCGGCTGGAATGGGTGTACACCGCGCTAGCGTCGGTGCGTAACAACGGGCCCGTGGTCGCGTTGTGTGAATCGCTCGGCGCGAAATATCTCGCCGCCGCCAACGCCACCCTCACCCGGCCGGGCTACATGATGGGATCCCACACCGGGCCCGGTGTCTACAACCGGCACATCGTCAACATCTACACCGCATCTGCTGAAGCCAAGGCGTCCAACGCCCGCAACCAAACCCTGGCGAAGCTACTCGGATGACGTGGGAAGTTCCGAAGCCGGCAGTCAAGACGGCGATCGCGGTGTTGCGCGCGACGCTGGATCCGGCGGTGGGCGTCGCCACAGTGAAGCCCCGCGTGTGGCCGCGACTGTTCGTGATGATAACCAGATCCGGCGGCGGCCTGACCTTCCCCAACACCGACACCGCGCGGCTCCTGGTGGAATGCTGGGCCGACAGTGACGCCGCCTGCGAAGCCCTGACCAACGAATGCCGCGCCGCCCTACGCAACACGCAGGGCGTGACTATCGACGGCGTATTCCTCCGCGGCTTCGACAACGAACAAGGCCCCGTGCAACTACCCGACCCCGACGTCCCCGACCACCGGCGCTGGCAGTTCCAAGGCGACCTCATGGTGTCGACGTCCTAACTGAATACCGCAACTCCAACTGAATATCGCAGCACAACTAGAGAGGTAACGAAAATGGCTGACTCGAAACTCATTTGGGCGGCAACCCGACCAGAAGACGGCGCAGTGGTCTTCCGCGCCCCACTAGGCACAGTGCTGCCCGTCATGGCAGACGCACCCTGGGACGCCCTGCCGCCCGCATGGGCCGACCACGGATGGGTCGGCGACGACGGCATCACCAACGGCGTCAAACGCGACACCACCGACCACCAGGCGTTCGGCGGCGACATCGTCAAAACCACGCAAAACAAATACACCGAAACCCTGAAACTGACATGCTTCGAAACCAGCCCGACGACACTGGAATCGGTCTACGGCCCCACGAACGTCAGCGTGGACACCAGCAGCGGGCACCGGCAAGTCACCGTCGACCACTCGAGTCTTCCGCTGACCCGCAACGCGTGGCTGGCCCGCTGCATCGAAGGCGCAAAAACCAAACTGATCCGCGTGGAAGAGGGCCAGGTCATCACCGTCGACGACATTGTGCACGTCAACAAAGATTTGATGAAATACACGTTGACGATCCAGTGCTACAAACCGGACGCGCAAACCGATGCGGTGAGTGAGCTGATCGATGAGCCCGACGTCACTGCCGGCACCTGAACGTCGCCGCCATGCTCGAGATACCGGCAGCCGATGACCCGCGCGTAACTGTCGCCATGACCGTCGCCCTCAAAGGCGGTAAAACGCTGACCCTGTCCATGCCCCGGTTCGACTTCATGGACGAACCAACACATCGGGACATGACCGCCGAACTGGAGAAGATCGACGCCGACGAAACCCTGACCCCCCGAGAACGCGCCAGGGCGACAACCCTGGTGATGCTGAAACCGTTTGTCGGGGCGCAGGATTACAAACGGTGCGAGTCCCTCGTCGTCGGGCAGCTCGCCATGATTCGTGACCATTGGTTCGCCCAGTCGAACATCACCCTGGGGGAATATCTGGCCTCCGCGCCATCCTCGACGGCGACTACGGAGGCGCCCTCGGATACGACCTCAACACCAGAGGATGGACCCGACGCGACCTCGGCCGCCGGCTGAGTTGGCCCGAGCTGGCCAACTTCATTCGCTGGCTACCACCCACCGCCGACAGCGCCTACTTCCGCGCCCAGCATCCGAAATCGTGGTGGTGGACACCACACACCGACATGCTGACGCTGATCCTGCAAGCCGTCCAGGGCGGCAACTGGCAGCGCGGCGGCGGCAAAGGCAAACCCCCCGAGGCGATTACGCGGCCGTCTGACACCCCCATCACGGTGACAACGGCCGAACAGTTAGCCGCCCGCCGGGCGGCGCAAAATGCCGAGTTGGCGCGGCGGCGAAAAGCTAAGCAGCAGAAAGGGAGCTAACCCACCATGGCCGGCGGCGTGAAATTAGCGACCGGGTATATCCAGATCACCGCGGAGACCAGTCAGGTTCCGCAGCAGATCAAGGACGCCCTCAACCAGGCAGGTCAGCAGGCGGCCAAGCCCGCTGGGCAGCAGATGGGCCGCGACATCGCCCAGGGCATCAACGACGGGATGCGATCCATCCCGTCGGGCGGCGGCTCGAATCAGTCGGTGATCTCGGATGTGATTCAGGGCAAGCCGGTCAGCGGCAATGTCCGCGCGCAGGGGACGAAGGTCGGCAAGGAGCTCGGCACCGGGATTCAGCAGGGTGTTGACCAAGCCTGGGGCACGGCTAAGGGCGGCCTCGGCAAGTCCATCCAGCAGAGCATTGACCCGAAGAAGACCGGCACCCAAATCGGCAAAGATATGGGCACCGCCATCCAGCAGAGCGTTAACGAAAGCTGGGGTAAGGGCGGCCCCGGCGGCGGCCTGGGCAGTCAAGCCGGGAAACAGATCGGCAAAGACATCGGCGCAGGCGTCAACGAGGGCCTCGACCAGTCGCTGAAAGATGACAGCCCGATCAAGATCATCAAAGACGCGGCCAAGGATTTCGGCAAAGAACTCACCGCGGATTTGAAAGCGGGCGATGTTGCAGCGGCGTTTGACCGGGTCGGTACTGTCGCGGAAAACGCGACCACCATGATCAACAACCTCGGGCACGCCGTCGGGATCAACCTCGATGGCGTCGAGCATTTCGGCGTCAACGTGGCACACACGCTGGACAACCTAGGCGGCAGTATCCAGCCCGTGGTCACCAGCCTTAAAAGCGCGGCGGACCATGTTCGGGCCGCGTTGTCCGGTGATGTGGCAACCCGCTTCGGCGCCGTGGCCACTGCGCTGCGGGATCTCGACCCAATTGCTCAGCGCCTAGGAGTGCATCTAGGGGGGGCCGCCGACACCATCCAACGGGTCGCCGACACCGCGCAACAAGTCCGCGACGCCAAAGACACGCTGTTGGCGGTTACCGGCGGCGCGACGGTGGCCAGCGCGCTGGCCAGGCTGGCTCCCGCCGCTGAAGTCGTGGCACCAACGATCGCCGGCAACTGGATCGCTAATCAGATCGCGCCGCATCTGCCCACCGTTTCCGGTCAGCCGATGCAGCAGCGTCCCTGGTGGTGGGCTATCCAGCAGGGTTTCCAATTCCCCGTTGAACAGTGGAACAACCTGATGACGTCCATTTTCGGGGCGCCAAGCGACGGATACGGCCCCGCGGTCCCCGCGCCGCCTGCTGGGCCAGCGAGCCGCGAACGAATGGCGCAAATGTTGCTAGGTGACGGGGAGGAACCACAGCCGGTTAAACCGATACCAGGCGAAGGGCCTGCTGCGGTCATTCAGCAGACCATTACCGCCCCGCCTCCCAAGGTGGTCGAAGTGGCCGCGCCAGCGGCTGGCGCCGCCCAAATCGGGCATGCCAGCGAACAAATCCAATCGGCGTCGATCTCGGTCGGGTCGGCCAGCATCAGCGGCGTGTCGGCGCCCTCGACGTCGCCTGCGCCCGCCGCGGCAGGCGGCCCCAGCCCCAGCAGTGCCAGCAAGCCGAAGTCGTGGATGGACATGCTGCCCCACAAGGAGGGCGGCCCGATCCTCGACGACGAACAAAACGCGCAACTACACAAGGGTGAGCTAGTGGTGCCCGCCGACGTCGTCAAAGACGCGGGCGGCCCCGAAGCCATCAAAGGCCAGCTCACCCAGGCCCTGGCACCACCCACCGGCGGCGGCGACCAAGCTAGCGACAAAAACATCACCGACATCATCGACGCCGCCCGCACCGCCGGGTTCATCCCGACCGGGGCAGGATCCAAATCCGTTGCCGGGACATCGTTCGTCGCCGGGCTGCTGAACCTGGGCAACGAGGCGGTCGGCGGGCTGATCGACACCGGCGCCGCCGCGGCGCAAACCGCCCTGTCGATGGCCGCCACCGCCGGCACGTTCGGCGCCGGTGGCCAAGCCGCCGGGGCGCTCGGCGGAATCGGGATCCAGCTCGCCGCCAGCGAAGGCAAACGCGCCGCCTCCTATGGCTTCCAAATGGCGTCCATCCTCGCCGACAGTGTGATTGATCAGGTGTTCGGGCCGTTCGGCGGGCCGCCCCGCTGGCTGGGCTACGACTACACCCAGTTCGTGCCGCACATCAACATCGGTGCCATCGGCACCACCACCGTCGAAAAAGCCATGCAAGCCGCTCAGGGTAAGCCCGGCGCGGCACCCGGCGGCCCGGTCACGCCAGAGCACATGGGCGGTGAGCAGCCGGTCGGGCCGCCGGTCCCCAAGTTCGGCACCCCCCCAGCGCAACAGTCCCTCGGCGGCGCCGGACCACAAGGCCAACCCGCGCCCGAAGGCGCAGCACCGCCACCGCCGCCGGACACCGGCGCACCACCACCCGGCCCGCCACCCGAATCAGTCGCCGCGCCAGGCGCGCTACCCGGCCCCGGCCCAGCCACCGGCTTCGACCTCCACAACCTCCTCGGCTTCGACGAAGGCGGCTGGCTCCCACCAGGCATCGGACCCGTCAACACCACCGGCCGCCCCGAACTCGTCCTATCCCCACAACAACTCGACGACATGCAAACCAGCACCCGCGGCAACCCCTGGCGCGGCGGAGATACCTACCACATCACCACCATTGACGCCGAAGGTGTCGGCCGCGAAATCGACAAACGCAAACGACTGGCAATGATGCAATACGCGGGACGCCCCTAAATGACCGACCCCGGTATCGTCGCCATCCGAATCGTCCGCGGCGGCACCACCTTCCACGTCCACGGCGACCAAGCCGGCGCCGAAGGTGTCTGGCTGGCCGCCGGGCAAGTCGACGGCATCTACGACGCCCCCGTCAAAACCACCTGGAAAACCGGCGCATTCCAAGAAGGATCATGGCAGAAGTACAACAAATGGCTGCACCGCGACATGTCGCTCGGCTTCCACATCCGCGACACCTTCACCGAATACGAACTCAACGAATCCCTGTTCCGCCAGATTTTCGACTACCAGCTCGACCCGTGGGAAGACCCCCCCACCCTGACCACCATGGAAGTCGAAACCACCCTGTCCGGCGTGCGGAAACTTGACCTGCTGCTATATGAGGCGCCGGTGTTTCAATCCGACCTAGACCCGCTGACGCAGCAATACGGCAACCTAATCCTGAAAGTCCGTGCGGGCCAACCGTTCTGGTATCAAGACGATCTGGTGACATCGTTCACCGACACCGCTGCTTCGTCGACGGGCTGGGTTTATGCGTCCAACCCGACCGACTGTATCGCGTATCAGAAGTGGATCCTCACGCGTGGGACGTGGACATTGCCCGACTATCAATGGGTCGGTGGCCGCGGGGTGCGGCAGCCCGGCGGCGCGGACGGCACCCGCTACGTGCAGAACATCATTGTCAGTGACACCAACGGCGGCGCGGTCGTCGACACCGATCGGCAAAACCTGATGTTCCGTGACGCCAACAACACCAACATCCTGGGCCAATTGGCTGGGCAGTTCTTTTTGTACACAATCCCGCCCTACACGCCGTCGACGACGCTGGAAGTGGTTTACAGTGCTGCGCCCGCCGGCGGCGCGATGGTGCAGTTGATTGTGCCGCAGCACTGGACGCGCCCGTGGGGCATGGAACTAGCCGGTGGCGGCTCGTGAGCGTCGACTACACGGCTCCGCTCGCCGATCAGTGCCAACAGATTTGGGACTTCACCCAGGAATGGCGGCGCGAGGAAATGGCGCTGCGTAAACAAATGCCGCTGGTTCGGTATTGGAACGCTGAAATGGCGCTGCAATTTTTGGGTGGGCAAGAGTATCGGGCGTCGTTCACCTGGATCAGCAACGACACCGGGCCCGGCCAGGTTGAGATGCCGTTTAACACCCCTCTCGCGCAATGGATCCACGACGAAGACGGCCGCATCAGCCGCGGCGAAGGCCGCAACATCGTCATCACCGTCGACTACTGCGGGGCCCGCTGGTCGGGGCTGCTGGACAAATTCGCCGTCGAACAAAGAGAGGATGGTGATGTCGCCCTAGTTGTGGATTTCATGCACGATTACGAAGCCCTGAAATGGTATTCGGTATGGAGTAACCCATTCCTGCCGGCCGCGTTCCAGTTCCCGCGGGCGTTCATCATCGCCGGCCCCGTCGACTGGGCCCTGAAAATGTGCCTGATGGTCAACGTCGCCCGCGAACACAACCCGATCATCACCTGGCCCGATGACCCCCTCGACTTCAACCAGTGGTCAACCGACCTGGATATGTCGACCTGGCACATGGTGGTCGCGCCCGGCAGCTTCGCCAACGCAATGGCATCCGGTGTCGTGTGGGCCATCCCGATCAGCCGATGGGCCACCTGGCACGACATGGCACACCAACCCCTCGAGGACGCCGAAATGTCAGTCACCTGCACCCGATGGCTCACCGGCGACCCCGAACCATGGTCGGGCGCCAACCTACGCCACGGCACCCTAGTCATTGACATCGTCGACAAATCCGGTGTCCTCATCGGAACCAGCCACGGCGGCACCATCTTCGACGGCCTCGAGCGCACCGTCGTCCAATTCGCCGAAGACTTCATCGACTCCACCGAAGTCGTCCTCACCGACACCAGCGTCCCGCCCGAATACTACGAAGGCCAAACGAAACTCACCAAAAAAGAACTCCCCTACGTCATCTACCACGAAGGCGACAACTCCCCGATCCAAACGTCGGCGTGGATCAACAGCCCCGCCAAAGGCGTTCAAGTCAACGTCGGCGGACACAGCATGACCGGAGTCAACGAAGCGATCAGTGCCACCATCCAGGCTGCGTTTGACCTACTCGGCGGCCTGATCCTGCTATCTTCGCTGGGCAGCATCGTCGACACCATGCTCAAACCGCTCTACGAGGACACCGTCCTCGCCTGGTGGTCAGCCAAAAACGGTTCCCGCGCACAAAATTCCGGCTGGCAACGCCTGTTCGAGTACTTCCAGCAAGGGGCCAACAAGGCGTACACCATCGCCGCCCTGATGGTGCTACGCGCCGGCATGTGGTCAACCAAGACGACAGTGAGCTGGAAGGTGCAATGCCCAGACGGGCTGCCGTTCATGATCGGCGACCGCGGCCTGGGTCACTATTTCCTCGACGACCGCATCGGCCTCGTCCTAGCCGGTGACCATCGCATCCACATCGACCGGGCCCGGAAACTCGAATTGGCTTGGGACAACGACCAAAACCTCGGCGCAGAGTGGGCCATCACCGTCGGCGACGACCGGATCCTGCAAGACCCAGCACAGCGCGCGTGGGGGAAAATAGAGGCACTTGTCGCAGGTCTAAGGGATCTCGGGGTATATTGATACACTATCCTGCGCGGGATTACGATTCGGTGCATGACAAACAAACCCGAGCGCTGGCGCTCCATCGCAGGTTTTGAGAACTATCAAGTAAGCGATAGCGGCAGAGTGCGCAGCAAGGACCACACTGTCAGGAGTCACAGCGACAACCGACAACGCCGATTCAGAGGCCGCATCATCGTGCCATACATCCGCAATGGGTATCCATCCGTGGCACTGTCGCAGGGCGGTGTCGTCACCAAACTTTATGTACATCGTCTGGTGTTGCTGGCGTTTTGGGGTCAACCGTTGCCAGGTGAAGAGGCCTGTCACAACAACGGTGATCGCACCGATAATCGCCTAGAAAACCTCCGCTGGGACCGACACGGTTCCAACATGGATGACGCGGTTGCTCACGGCACGCATTGGGCACCTAATGCCAACAAGACCCATTGCAACCGGGGTCACCCGTTTGATGAAGTCAACACGATCATCCGGCCGGAGGGCCGTGGTTGTCGTGAATGCCGGCGGCTGATGGAACGCGCTCGCTATCACCGCCGCAAAAATTCCACCTAACAGGAAGCCCGTATGCCGCTTGAGTTGCCGCCTAAGTTTCCGCACGGTTTCCCGGTGCGCGAAAACTGTGACCCCGCAGACGCGTATCAGGCGTTTTTGTGGATGCTGGTGGCGTGGCCTGTCCCGCTGAACAACCCGTTACGTATCCCGCTGCCGTTCTGGCAGTTGCTGTCGAAACGGTTGTGGGACTTGGGTGTGCGTCCGGCCGCTGAGCCGGTGTTGGTTTATCAGCGCGATCCCGGTTCGCATGCGCTGTTCGCCGCGGGCCGGTTTTTGCCTGAGTCCAACCAGCCGCGCCCGTTCCCGCATGTTTTCCCGCTACGGGAGAATTGTGATCCCGGGAATCCGTATCACGTGTTTTTGTGGATGTTGGCTGGGCCGCCGGGTGTCTATGGCGGTCCGCTGCTGCTGGGTGTCGATGATTTGCAGATGGTGTCGAAACAGTTGTGGGACTTGGGTGCGCGGCCGGTTGAGGAGCCGTTGTTGCGGTATGTGCGGCCGACTGGGCGGGAAAATGATTGGCTGACGACGCCGGGCCGCTGGCTGTCTGTCGATGATGTCGCGCCGGGCGGTGTAACGTGACTGGGCCGGCGGGCGGCGGCGGCGGCACCCAGCCCGATCAATATGCGCCGTTCGGTCAAGTGGGCGAAGGTTTTTCGGCGTATTCACAGAAGACCTGGGCTGAATGGTTGGCCGAGCTGAAATCACCGCTCAGCGCCGTTCTGGGGCCGCTGGCCGACCTATGCACACTGATCGACACGTTGCCCATCGTGAAATCGTTGATGACGTTGGGCGCGAGTTTCGATCAGGGCAACACCGCGAACATTCTGCACGGGCTGCAACAGTTCACCAACGAACTGACGCAACTGGTGTGCGTCGTGGTGTCCGGTGCAGACACCGACGCGCAAGCGATCCTCGACGCCGCCAACGCCATCAACAACGCGGCGCAGGCCAACCCGTTCTACACCACCATCCTTGGCATCGGCCAGGCCGTCGCGGGCGCATCAGGCAACTATGTTGTGGACTTGATCAACGGCATCAACTACTGGCTGGGTGACCTGATTCATTTCCTCGGCAGCCCCGGCGGCTTGGGCACCGGGATTATTACCGGTGTCATTCCGGCGGTCAGTATCGCTGGCCTGGATGCCACCAAGATCGTTTCCGGCCAGTTCCCGCAAAACATGATCATCGGGCTGGAAGCCGCCCTCGCTGGCGTCGGTGACGTGACGCAGGTTCAAACCGATTTGCAGACCGTCATCGACGGCATCTATCAGGCGATGTTCGGTGGCACGTCGACCGGCAATCTGCCATCGTCGGTGAAGACGGCGCTGCTGAATATTCCTGGTGTGAACGTGGTTTCGCCGTTGCTGGCGTCGGTGATCCCCGGCCTCGATGCCACCAAGATCATCAGCGGCGTGTTCAACCAGGCGCAGATCCCGGCCCTGACTGGGACGTGGGGCAAAACGATCGCCGCGTCGTTGGTGTCGGGGGCGCTGGTCAACGCCACCCTGGCGGCCGCCGCGCTGACGGCGGGCGCTATCCCGGCGGGTGTGACGATCGCGGGATCGGCTTTGACTAGCGCGATCAGCGCCGCGAACGTGCCCGCACTGCCTGCTGGGTGGGGGAAAACCGTGGACGGCGCCCTGATCGCCGGCAATATACTGTCCACCGCGGTGATTCCGCCGATCACCCCGCCCATGACCACCGGGCTCGCGTTGATCGACGACGTCACCAACGCCATCCAGGCGACCAGCATTGTCGGCAACACCGTCGCTCAGATGCAGTACGCGCTGGCCAACATGCCGCACGTCAACGTGCAGCCGCTGGTGGGCACCGCGGCCACCGACCTGGGCGGCTCCCTGCAGGCGCACATCGACGCGGGTGTTCAGGCCATCACCGGCAGCACCGCCGGCGGTAACCCGCTGAGCCTGTTCCAAACCGCGTTCGGGCAGTTCACTGACCACGTGGGCGTGGTCACCGTCAATCAGCCTTACGTACCTCCAGCGTCGGTGACCGCCGTGTCCCACGCCAACAACTCCTACATTCAGCAGCAATCCATCAACTACGAAATCGCGCACGCCGTCGACCCCACCTGCAACGGCCCGTTCGACCTGGCGACGATCGCGCTCGCCGCGCTGAGCACCGTCACAGTCGCCCAAGGCACCGCGGTGCAGTGTTTCGACCACATACCGTTCGGCGGCATCAAACAATCCATCCGCTGGCTGGGCAACCCATCCAGCGGGGCCAGCTTCACCGACTTCCGGGTCAACATCTATCAACTCGACACCACCACCGGTATCGAAACCCTGGTGTATGCATCGGAGAACATCGCCGCCGCCGTTTCTGCGTCCGGTACTCCAGTGTGGAAGGCCTACAACATTCCGTCCGGCGCGGTGCAAACCCTGTCGCTGGGAACCAGCGTCACCCCGCCGACCGGGCCGGGATTCCCCTACACCTTCCCGTTCCCTCTGGTCGCGGCCCGCTCGTTCACTCTGACGTTCAGCGGGCAGACCACCACCGCGATCCCCTACCCGCCGACGACGGTATCCATCCAGAACGCGCTGGCCGCCCTGTCGAATATCGGTACCGGCAAGGTGCTGGTCGCCGACAACGGTGGCGGCGATTTCTTTATCACGTTCGCCGGGACGATGGCGGCCACCACCCAGCCCCTGATCACCGTCGATTCCACGTTGCTGCCCAACACCACCCCCACCGTCGCAGACTTCATCGTCGCCACTCAGGGCAGTATGTTCGCCGCCGAGATCGTCGTCGTGGGCACCGGCAACTACAACATCGTCGGTATCACCAACAACTTGCCGGTACACACCACCGCGATCCCGGCCCGGTTCGGCGCCACCCGCGCTGTGGGATCGCTTGGGTTCACCTACGCCGCCGCCACTCCGTGGATTGGGCTGGCATCAACGACCAGCATCAGCGCGCCAGATACCCCGCCGCTGTATGTGCCGCCAACATTCAACCCGGTCTTGCTGGGCTGGGGATCGTCCACCGTGGTCCAAAACCCCGCCGTCACCTACCCGTTGGCCAATTATTTCGACGTGATCATCTTC